TATCACGTCATGGTTAAGATGAAATATCCAGACAACTGGCAACAAAAAGTTATGAATGCACCAGTAAAATATTTTGCTGGCGTACATGCAAATGCGTGGGATCAAAAATTTTTAAATGCAAAAGTAAAATCTTGGAACAGAAGTTCCAAAGGGTATACCTGCACACAGAGTCCACTAAGTGAGAACTGTAAAAAAGGTATATGTGTTAAGAAAAAGTTTGGAGTGTTGGCAGGATCAAAAGGATCTTATCCTGTATTAACAAATCTAAAAAAGATAGATCTGGACCCAGAACCAGAATACGAGTTCGATGTAACAAAACCAGATGGTATTGGCACAGCTACGGTGCATTGTAAGAATGTAGAACATTTAAATGATCAGCGTAAAAGACGTAACTCAATATCAAAAGCTGCAGGATTTTTACCACCACTAATTAAGAACGATGAAGAGCAGGCTGTGATGGATGCATTATACCAGACACAGAAAGTTGTACAGCCACCGGTTGGTACATCACCAAAAGAAAAACTACATGATGTAATACATGCAAAGATAAATGGACCAAAAGCTACTAGTGACGCTGCATTTAAAACAGGATCTGTATTAATAGAAGAAGACTATGCATTCTTTAAGTTTGATAAATTTTATGACAAACTAAAAGCAAAGAATTGGAAGTATAGCGAAGATAAGACAGGACGTATGATGCAGGTATTGTATCAAGAATGTGAGATAGAATTTTTAGAACAGAAAAGATTTCCGTCAAAAGAAGCAGGTAAATATCATTCATCAACAAAGAATATTATACAAATAAATATAAAATCTTTTGAAGAGGTGCCTATACACCACACTAAAACAAAACATAAGACGGACATAATATGATTAGTAGAAAATTATTCGGGCCTCCGGGCACAGGGAAAACAACTAAACTATTAAAATATGTTAAAACATTTTTAAAACTAGGTACACCTATAGATAAGATAGGATACTTTGCATTTACAACTAAAGCTGCAAACGAAGCTATAGACAGAATGCTAGACTACCATACAGCTTTTGAAAGAAAAGATCTTAAACATTTTAGGACACTACACTCTTTTGCTTTTAATCAACTCGGTATGAAAAAAGCACAGGTTATGCAGGACGAACACTACGAAGATATAGGTAAAAAATTAGGTATAGAAGTTACAGTTTATTCTAATGGTGAAGAGTCCACTGGATTTATAAATTCTGACAGTGAGTATTTTAATTTAATCAATGCAGCTAGAATAAAAAATATATCTATTGAAGAAGAGTATAACACTGACATGTACTCACAAGATATGGATAAAAGATTATTACAAATTATTTCTGACGAGGTGCAAAATTACAAAGAATCTTTTCAACTGGTAGATTTTACAGACATGATAGAAAAATTTATTGTGTCTAAATTGTGTCCAAATTTTGACATAACATTTATCGATGAAGCTCAAGATTTATCACCAATACAGTGGAAAATGGTAGATATTATAACGAAAAATTCAAAATATATTATATTAGCAGGCGATGATGATCAAGCAATTTATGGTTGGGCAGGTGCAGATGTAAAAAAATTTCAACAAAAGTTTTCAAAAAAAGACATAATTTTGCCACAATCTTACAGGGTTCCATTAAAGGTACAAGACATAGCAGATAAGATATTAAATTTAATACCAGACGACAGAAGAATTAAAAAACAATGGCAAGCAAGAAAAGAAGTTGGTGATGTAAGTTATGTCCATAGCCTTGAAGACGTGCCACTGGACGAAGGCAATTGGTTGGTGCTGGCCAGATACAACGACAAACTAAATAGACTCAAACCTTTTTTAAAAGAACGTGGTATTTATTTTGAATACAAAGATAGAAAGAGTTACAAGGTAACCTTGTTTAGAACCATTCTAAACTACATACGATGGCAGAAAGGTAATGACTTATCTTTACCAGAGGTAAAAGATATATTTGAGTACACTAGCACTGATAAAGAATTGACAGAAGAAAGAATGTACAATCTTGAAGAGTTTGGTTATGATAAAAACATACCATGGTATGATGAGTTTACATCTGACTATGAAGAGTGTTTATATATACGAGAGATGTTAAGCAATGGAGAAGAATTAAGAAAGGACCCAAGAGTAAAACTATCTACAATACATTCTGCAAAAGGTGGTGAAGCAGATAATGTATTATTAATATTAGACAATACAAAAACAATACGAGAGGCATTAGAAAAAAGCACTGACAAACAAGACGAAGAACACAGAGTTTGGTATGTAGGTGTAACTCGTACAAAACAAAATCTGTACATCATGGCAGCAAAAAAGGAGGATCAAGGTTATGACATCGAAAGTTTGGGATAAACAACACGGAGGATCACACTACCAAAAATATAAAATACAGCCTAGCAAGTTTGTAGTCGAGAATGAATTGCTATATCCTGAAGGTTGTGCTATAAAATATATTATACGTCATCGCGACAAGAATGGGAAGGAAGATATATTGAAAGCCATACATTTTTTAGAAATGATTATCGAGAGGGACTACAGTGAAAATTCCTAAGTTTGAAGCACAAACAGAGTGGGTAAAACCTAGTGAGTTTCCTGACTTACGTCATGTAGATGAGATAGCTATTGACCTAGAGACAAAAGATCCAGACCTATTAAAGAAAGGATCTGGTTCTGTTATAGGTAATGGTGAGGTCATTGGTATTGCAGTTGCAACAAAACATTTCAAAGGATACTTTCCTATTGCACACGAAGGTGGTGGTAACATGGATAGGTCTAGAGTATTAGAATGGTTAAAAGATATTTTAGAATCACCATGCACAAAAGTTTTTCACAATGCAATATATGATGTTTGTTGGTTGCGGGCAATGGGATTTAAGATAAATGGTGACATAGCCTGCACAATGATAGCTGCAGCGTTAACCGATGAGAATAGATTTAGATACGATCTCAATAGTTTATCATGGCACTATCTTGGTTATGGTAAGAATGAAGCTGCACTTGCAGAAGCTGCAGAAGAGTGGGGCATAGATCCAAAATCAGAAATGTACAAACTACCTGCTATGCATGTTGGTGCGTATGCAGAACGTGATGCTGAAGTTACACTAGGACTTTGGCAAGAAATGAAAAAAGAAATTATTAATCAGGACCTGGAGGATATATTTGATTTAGAATCTGATCTGTTTCATTGCCTGGTTGACATGAGATTCAAAGGTGTACGTGTAGATATAGAACGAGCACATCAAATGAAAAAAGAATTAATAGCACAAGAAAAAGAATTACTACATAAAATAAAAGGTGAAACAAACATAGATACACAGATCTGGGCAGCTAGATCTATTGCAAATGTATTTGACATATTAAGATTAGAATACCCACGCACAGAAAAAACTGCATCACCATCTTTTACAAAAAATTTTTTACAAGAACACGATCACCCTGTTGTCAAAATGATAGCTCAGGCAAGAGAGATTAACAAAGCACACACAACATTTTTAGATTCTATTCTACGTTATGAACACAAAGGTAGAATACATGCAGAGATAAACCAATTACGTAATGCTGGGGGTGGCACGGTGACTGGTAGGTTCTCCTACCAGAACCCGAATCTACAGCAGATACCGGCTAGAAACAAAGATCTTGGACCTAAGATAAGATCATTATTTATACCCGAGGAAGGCCATAGATGGGGTGTATTTGACTATTCTCAACAAGAGCCTAGGCTGGTGGTGCATTATGCTTCTTTGTATAAATTACCCTCTGTCTATGATGTAGTCGATGCATATAGCAATGACTCTAGTTCAGACTTTCACCAGACTGTTGCAGACATGGCTGACATACCTAGAACACAAGCTAAGACAATTAACCTTGGATTATTTTATGGTATGGGTAAAGCTAAATTACAGGCAGAGTTGGGTGTAACAAAAGACAAGGCTGCAGATTTATTTAATACATATCACTCACGTGTGCCATTCGTAAAACAATTGATGGAGAAAGCATCAAACAGAGCACAGGATCGTGGACAGATACGTACCCTGCTGGGTAGACTATGTAGATTTCACCTGTGGGAACCAAACCAGTTTGGTATGCATAAAGCATTGCCTCACGAAGAAGCACTCAGGGAACATGGACCGGGGATCAGGAGAGCTTATACATACAAAGCACTAAACAAATTGATACAAGGATCAGCTGCAGACATGACTAAAAAAGCAATGTTAGAGTTGTACAAAGAAGGTATCATACCGCATATACAAATACATGATGAATTAGATATATCTGTTGAAGACGAATCACATGCAAAAAAAATAATTGAAGTGATGGAGAATGCTGTTACACTGGAGGTCCCAAATAAAGTTGACTATGAACACGGGGACAACTGGGGTGAAATACATGGATAACTATGGCTTACTTAAATGCAAACATACCAGTAACTTATGCCCAGATAAGGAGAGAATATTTATATGATCTTAAAGCTCATCATGGCGAAGTTGAAGACTGTGTGGTTTTCGGAATTAGTGCGATCACTGGTCGTCCGATTTTGTTCCACGCAATTATGGAAAATGGTGCGGTCTTCTACCGTTTACCAATCTCTGCTTTCATACAAAGAGGATTTAAGCCGGAAGAAGTTCCTCAACGTAGGTTGGATGAGTTGGAGCTATGGAATTGTTTTAGTTATTATCCTGCTGTTACTTCTTGGGACATCTTAGACGGACAATCTGGTAAATACATTGGTAAAGATAAAAAATGGCATAGCGGTGCTTATTTATTTACTGTTGATTTTGCACACCCAGAGAGTAATATAGTAGATACTGATCATTCAGAAATACCGCACGAACATAAGTGCGCACACATACTTGCCTTAGATGATGGTAATTATGCAGCACAACCAAACAATCGAATCATATGGGACATACCATCTTTTACTGTAAAAGATGAGATTCCAGATTGGAAAGTGCAAACATCTGAATGGAATGTTGAAGATAGCAGAGCTTGGCGTACAGAAGATACTGACAAGTTCTTCTATGAAATAGAGGAGAAGAAAAATGATTAAAAAAATTATAAACAAAATTAAAAACTTATGGAATAAAGTTGTTGCATGGCTTTTTAGTTGGCAAAAATAATGTCTAAAAAACCACTTAACATATCTGAAGAAGCAGCCGTCCAAATGCCTATGAAGACGGTTGCCTCATTGATAATTATCGTCGCTCTTGGCACCATGGGTTATTTTCAAATTGTTGAAAGATTAAATATAGCTGACACTAGACTTCAGTTAATGGAGAAGGACCTGGAAGAGAATACAGAATTTAGAATCAAATGGCCACGGGGCCAACTTGGAGCGTTGCCTGCAGATAGCGAGCAATTTATGATGATCGAGGATCTTTATAAGACTACTGATAAATTAAATACACACATAGAATCTATGGCATTGAACAAAGTAAATATAGAATTCCTACGTAAACAAATGGATAAAGTTTTAGTAGACATAGAAAAATTAAAAGATGCTAATCGTGAAATGAAATACACAAACGGTAACGGACAATGATAGAGTCTATAGTCGCCCTGCTTATGTTTGTAAACGGAGAGATTAAGGAACACTTGATCCAGCCTGATGGAATGGCCCAATGTTTACGCGGCAAGC